TACTCAAAATTCTTATAAATTGAGTTAAAAATTTTCTAATTTGCCCGTCGTAAAAGTGTAACATTTTTAATTGTCAGCCTTTGGTTTTAATGCATTAGATAATGACTGTCTTTGGTCTACTGTTAAACCATTAATAGTATTTGTACCTGATGAATTAATAAATTTAGTTTTCCAATTTTGTTTTGAATCAGTATTACTCATAGTTATTCTAATGGAATCTTCCATCTTAACCCATCTGGTGCCATCAAAACGAAACAATCTATTTGGTAGATAATCAGTTCTTAAAAAATAATCACCACTATTAACATTAGAAGTAGGAAACGATATACCAAATCCTGCAGGATTACCGTTTGGTGCAACACCATCTCCATCTAAATAAAATCCATAATGTGAAGCCGCTGGTGTATCTATTACTGCATTTATTGGTTTATCTGAACTTATTCTATCTGTTGAATTAACATTATCAGTTCTAATATTTCCTCTTTCGTCAATTGGAGCAACATAATATTGTTTGTAATTAAATCCTGCTTTAGGTGAATCTAATTCTGCCTGTGCAACAACTTGATCATTAATAGTTTTTTCTCTGTTATATGTACTCATGTAATTTGCTACAGAACCGGTTGTAGTTGCATCACCAATAATATCTCTAAATTCTTGTGCATCAACTAGTGTTTTTAATTTCAATCTTAATAAGTGCGGCCACCAAGTTTGTGAAAATCCTTCTGCCGCTCTATTAACATCTTCAATAACATAATATCTTTTAAGTGCAATTGGTATACTTTCATCCAAAGAATAGTCTTCTTTCATGTGTGGAAATTCTACTACATCTCCTGACATAGGTTTTCTACCCAATCTTTCAACAATATCGTTCATGTGTACAGTTAAAAATATTGTATCGTTTTGTAAAAACATACCAAATTGTGATAGATTAAAATCTATATCTTGTACATTGTATATTCCTCTTACAATATAAACATCTGGAGAGTATTTTCTATCTCTGTTTTCTAAAAATAATAGATCTTGTATGGTTCTTTCGTTTAAACTGTCACCTGAATATTGTGGTTGTGTGGGTGATGCTTCACCATCTTTTTGTGTAGTGCCTTGATCATATGGTCCCAAATATTTGTGAAAATGCAAATCTGTTCCTCCAACCGTAAACATCTCTTTAATGGTACGATCAAAGAACTTATAGTCGTTGCCTTTCTCTGGTTTAAAAATGGATAATCTTGGCATATTATCTATATTTATAGATAGTAAAAGAACTATAAATATGAGTATGTCAGAACTACAAACAGGTCAACAAGAAGTATTTGATTACATAAAAAACAATCTAGGTGAGGGTATGGTAGATGTTGAATTAGATCCAAAACACTATCAAACAGCACTAGAAAGAGCAATTAATAGATACAGACAGCGTTCTTCAAATGCTGTGGAAGAATCTTATGCTTTTCTTACGTTACAAGAAAATCAAAACTCATATATTTTACCTGATGAAGTTATTAATGTAAGAAAATTATTTCGAAGAACAGTAGGTGCACGTACTGAAGGTGGCGAAGGTGGAACATTATTTGAACCGTTCAATTTAGCATACACAAACACATACTTGTTAAGAGCAGGAGCAACAGGTGGATTAGCTACGTATTTTGCTTTTGCTTCTTATCAAGAATTAATAGGTAAATTGTTTGGATCATTTATACAATTTCATTTTGATGTTGCGACTAAAAAACTTACAATAACACAAAGACCAAGAGCAGATAACGAAACTGTTTTAATGCATACTGACAATTATAGACCAGATATTACACTATTCAAAGACGTGTATGCAAAACCATGGATTAGAGATTATGCTCTTGCAGTATCTAAAACTATGTTGGGCGAAGCAAGAGGTAAATTTAATACTATTGCTGGACCACAAGGTGGTACAACTTTAAATGGTGGTGAACTTAAACAACAAGGAATTACCGAAATGGAAAAATTAGATGTGGAAATCGGTAACTTTGCAGAAGGTGGCACACCACATAGTTTTGTTATAGGTTAATTCATAAACATAACATTTTAAATAACAATGAATGGAAAAATCTCGTTATAAAAGATATTGTGATTGTAACATAGACGAATTGGAAGAAATCGTAAATGATTTAGAAAATATGTCTATTAGCGCCTTAAAAAATAAAAAATTAGATATACGTAAAACTATCTTAAGTTCTGTTATTGAAGCAAAAAAAGAGATTGAAAAACGCTTAAAAAAATAGTATAATCAATTAATGTTAATAGGGTTAGTAGGACTAATTGGGTCTGGCAAGGATACTGTTGCAGAACGATTAGTAACACATCACGGTTATAAAAGAGATAGCTTTGCAAAAAGTTTAAAAGATGCAGTTAGCTCAATGTTTAATTGGGACAGAGAAATGTTAGAAGGCAATACTGAATCTAGTAGACATTGGAGAGAACAACCTGATCCTTATTGGAGTGAACGAATGGGCAAAGAAATAACTCCTCGATGGATATTACAATACTTTGGAACTGAAGTAATGCGTGGTCAAATGTATGATGCTATATGGGTTGATTCAGTTATTGGGAGATATAAAGGTGAAAATACTGTTATCTCAGATACTAGATTTCAAAACGAAATTAAAACTATTAAAGCACACGGTGGCAAAATACTACTTGTAAAAAGAGGAGAATTACCCACACGTGAAGAGATGCAAAAACAAGGTGCACATCAATCTGAATGGGATTGGATGGGTAGTACGTTTGATTATATTATTGAAAATAATAGTACTATAGAAGGATTAAATGCTAATACAGATCAATTTATTCATCAGCTACAAGATCGCCAACCTTCCAACCTAGACGTTTAACACTAGTTAAACGTTGACAATTAGCACATACAGTTTTTAAATTTATACTGTTTGTATTCCTTAAATTTCCATCTATAAAAAACACATCTAATTGCGATTTATCTTGTGCTTTAAAACCACACAATTCACATTTAAATTTTTTACGATACCCCGATCTTTGTAATGCTGTAACACCACCAATTTTTAAATTTTTCTTTTTACGATTACAAGTATCACATAACCTACGCCAATAGATTTTAGTACCTTTACGATATCCGTATGCTCTTGGTTTAGCCTTACATTGTATACATAATGGTCTGGTACCTATATTCATATTTGTATTTACGTCGCCTATATAGGTACCAGATTTTGCAGAATAATGTCGTAAAATGCAAATGATTATATAAATAGTTCTAGTATACGGATAAACTTGCAAGGAGAACACGTAAATGGCATTAACATCACCAGGAGTAGAGGTAAGCGTAATAAATGAAAGTTTTTATGTACCATCAGATGCGGGTACAACACCTCTTTTTATAGTAGCATCATCACAAGATAAATCACCGGGTTCAGGCACTGGTACAGCATCAGGAACAACAACTGCTAATGCCAATACAGCTTACTTAATTTCTTCACAAAGAGAACTAACAGAGACTTTTGGAGATCCAAAATTTTATACAGACGTTTCAGGAAACTCATTACACGGTTATGAGTTAAATGAATGGGGACTACAAGCGGCTTACAGTTTCTTAGGAATTGCCAACAGAGCATATATGCTAAGAGTAAATGTAGACACTGCTGATTTAATTGGTAGTGCAACATCTCCAACAGCGGCGCCGGCTAATGGTACATACTGGTTTGACCTTGCATCAACTAGTTTTGGACTATTTGAATGGTCACAAACAGATCAAAAATTTACAGCAAAAACACCAACTTCAATCACCGCGGTAGGTGATTTGGTTGGCGGTGTTTCAACAGGAATACCTAAAACTTCAATAGGTTCACAAGGTGATTATGCTGTAAACACAACACACGTTACAAACAAAATTTATTATAAAAATGATGCTAACGCATGGGTACAAGTAGGTTCACCTGCATGGACTATATCACACCCAGTAGTTTCAGTTGCATCAGGTACAACTGTTACACAAGGTCAAACTATTGTAATAAACGGAGTTACAGTTACAGTTTCAGGCGGAGTAGCACTTTCACACGTTGCAACAGCAATCAATGCCGCGGCATTAATAAATGTAAGTGCGGCAGTAGATACAGTTACAGGCAATTTAGAAATTTATCACAATGGTTCTCTTGAAACAGCCGGTGCAAACACAATTACATTTGGTGCAGGTACAGGCGTAATGGCTTCATTAGGAATTTCAGCAAAAACATATAAAGGTACTAAATTTTTACAAGACAAACACACTAACAGACCAACTTGGAAAACTGCAGATGAAGACAGACCTAACGGTTCTGTATGGTTTAAAACAACATCAGCAAACAGTGGAGCAGATGTTGTTGCAAAACTTTACAGTACAGCAAGTGGAACTTTCTCAAGCGTAAGTGCACCATTATATACAACAAACCATTCAGCAATTTACACTTTAGATCCAACAAACGGTGGAACAGGACTTACAGCTGGAACACTTTATAGTCAGTACAACATAACTGAACAAACTATAAGTGGAACTGATGAAACAGATGTTACACCAAACGTAGGTGATTTACAATTATTTAGATATGAAGGTGGCGTAACAACTATTACTTCAAATACATTAACACCATCACTTACAAGTGGACATACATTTAAACTTTACGAATCAATAAAAAATCAAGAAGCATTACAAATAAGTTCAACTCCACTAGTAACATTAGGTGGAACTGATGCAGATGCATTTGTGGCGGCGGTAAGTGCGGCAGGATTAACAAACGTAACTGCTACTAAACTTGCAAGTGGTGCCATTCAAATGTCACACGCATTAGGTGGTGAATTTAGAATGCAACAAATTACAGGAACAGCATTAGATGATGCAGGTTTTGGATCTGCAAATGGTCATGCTTATGGAACATACACAGCAGACAGCGCCACACTAGTTGACAACTTATATGATACTCCACAAGGTGATCAAGATGATTCAACTACTCCAACAAGCGTTGTAGCAAGTAATTGGAAAAGATTATCTTATACAGCAAGTTCTAGTGCACCAACTAGTGAACCAGCAGATGGTCAACTATGGTACAACACAGCAATTGACGAAGCAGATATTTTAGAACATAACGGAACAACTTGGATAGGTTATGTAACAGCAAACGCAACAACAGATCCAAATGGTCCACAATTTTCAGCAACAGCACCAACTACACAATCAGATGGTACTGCACTTGTAAGCAAAGACTTATGGATTGATACAAATGACTTAGAAAATTATCCAAAACTTTACAAATATAATACTTCAGCAACATTAAGTTCAAGCAACACTTCAAATAATGTAGTAGTAACTACAACTGGTGCGGCTTGGGTACTAGTTGATAAAGCAGATCAAACAACAGAAGACGGTGTTGTATTTGCTGATGCTAGATGGCATACATCAACTGATAAAGCGGCAGGTACTAGCACAGCGGCAGGTACAGCAAGTACAATTAAAAACTTGTTAAGTAATGGCTTTTTAGATCCAGACGCTCCAGATCCAGCATTATATCCACAAGGTATGATACTATGGAATACTAGACGTTCTGGATACAATGTAAAAGAATACAAAAACAGTTACATAACAACAACAAAATATCCAGGTTCAGGATCTACTGGCTTAGGTAACATTAGATACAACAGCAACGAATCAGTTGCAAGTTACTATCCAGACAGATGGGTTACTAAATCAGGTAACAATGCTGACGGATCAGGAACTTTTGGAAGAAAAGCACAAAGAAAAGTTGTTGTACAACAATTAAAATCTGAAATTGATACTAATCAAGCAATTAGAGAAGATCAAAGAGGATTTAACGTAATTGCTTGTCCTGGTTATCCAGAAGCAATTGCTAATATGATTAACTTAAACACTGATAGAAATAATACAGCATTTGTTATTGGTGATTCACCATTTAGATTGGCTGGTACAGCAACAGCAATTACAGAATGGGCAAATAATTCAGCGGCGGCATTAGATAACGGTGAAGACGGATTAGTAAGTGCAAGTGATTACTTGGGCGTATTTTATCCATCAGGACAAACAACAGATAATTCAGGCAATACAATTGTTATTCCACCAAGTCACATGATGCTAAGAACACTAGCAAATAATGACAATGTTGCGTATCCATGGTTTGCACCTGCAGGTACAAGACGTGGTGTTGTAGACAATGCAAC